AAGACAGACTTTCTTCTCCTGCGATCTCTATAGTTCCGACAGACCCATCACTTAATTCGATTTCATAATCGCCTATAGTCAGCGACCCATATCCATACACTTCAAGCATCGGCCTGCTTTCAAACGGCGTCGGGTTTGGTACATTTTTCGGGGATGTGACGACAGAGATCACGTCTTCTCCGGCTTTCAGGAATCGCTGTGGCTTGCAGTTGAATACCAGCGAGAACTGTCCGGCCGTGCTGTGGCTTGTCGGTGTGACTTCGATTGCTTCTACGAACAGCGCTTCTCTGTATTCATCCGGATGGTATTCATCTTCCAGTCTCTGATAGCCGCGTTTCGCGAGGATCGCATTCCTGAATCTGCCCAGCTTGACTCTGAACTGTTCCTGATCGTCTCCGAATGTGCCGCACGGATATTTGACCTCGATGTTCTCATAATGTCCCTGATCGATAGCAATATCTCCGTTCCTGCCCGGAACAGATACCATTTCGACGGCTCTTCTCGGCGCGTTGTATACGCCTTCTCCGCTGATATAAATGCCATAATCGGCGGAGTCGACTCCGCCGAATTTCAAACTTCTGAATATAGAATCGTTTATAGCCATGCGAGCTTCCTCCGTTTCTGCGCATCAATGATCCTCTGCATCACTTTGTCGGCCAAAGCATCTTCATCCATGCCCGGTGTGCCATATACGTTGATGATCATGTCCCCGGTGTTTCCGGCTTCTTCTCTGACGATCTTTCTCAGATCATCAAGAGCACCAACGAATTCCGGTCGTTTTTCAGCGACACCGATCACCGACGGGCTCTCAAAGATTCCGCCCTGGTCGTACCATTTGACAGCCAGCTTTGGAACACTTGGCGGATTTAGCGAGAATTTGCCATCTATGCTGAAATGCGGCAGCTTAATTTTCGGGAAGCTGAGCTTTCCGGAAAGAATCGACTTGATCTTTGCGATCGCGTTCTTAACGATCGTGATCGCGTTATTGATTGGAGTTGTGATGGCTGACTTGATCCCGTTCCAGATGGACGACACCGTGGCCTTGAGTGAATTGAATCCGGCTATGACTGAAGCCTTCATCCCGTTGACTTGATTGATCGTGTTGGTCTTGATCTGAGTCCACATCTGAACCAGCTTGTTCTTCAGGTTTTCAGCCCATGCTTTTATCTGATCCCAGTGTTTATAGATCAGGAGCGCTGCAGCCATAATCACTGCGGCTAATGCCATGAATCCGATTCCGACCGGCCCGATCGCTGTTACGACCATCCCGAGGATCTTGATGATAGAGCTGCCAAGTGATATGAATGTGCCTGCGCTTGTCAGCAGCGTGCCAATTCCGGAGATCAGTGTTCCTCCGATGAGAAGCAACGGACCGATAGCGGCTACGATGAGTCCGATCGTTGCAATAATCGTCTGCATCTTCGGGGACAGCTGATTGAACCAGTCTACGGCCTTCTGGATCCATTCCACGACCTTTCCGAGTACCGGAGCGAGTGCCTGGCCAAGTGAAGTCGCCATAACGTCGACAGAAGATTTCAGTTTCTCGATGGATCCGCCAAATCCGCTCATCATGGCATCCGCCATCTTCTGTACAGTCGTCATATCGGTCAGTGAATCGCTGAGCTCTTTGACATCGCCCGGAGCCGTATTGATAAGTGCCAGCCAGTTCGACATCTGGTTCTTTCCGAAGATCGCGGATGCTGCAGCGATCTGCTCAGACTCGGATAATCCGGAGAACGCATCATGCAGCTCTTTCTGGATCGTGACTGAGTCTTTCATCGAGCCGTCTGCATTCACTACACTGATCCCGAGCTTGTCCATCCAGCCCTGCGCATCTTTTGTTGGTGAGATCAGGCGAGCCATTCCGGTCTTCAGGCTGTTTGCTGCCTTATCCGCTTCGATTCCGGCATTGGCCATGACGCCCATATAAAGAGCTGCATCATTGACTGAATATCCCGCAGCGGCGAATATAGGTGCTGCAGTGCTCATAGCTCCTGACAGGCTGTCTACATCGAGAGCTGTATTATTGCAGGCGTTCGCGAAAACATTCGCGTATTTCTCCGCATTGTCGAAGCTGTCACCGAATCCGTTGATCGTTGCTACGAGTCCGGATGATACGGTATCGAGATCTCCGCCTTCTCCTGCAGCAAGATTCATTGCAGGCGCGAGCGATGCTGCAGCCTGTTCGGCACTAAGTCCGGCTCTTGCAAAGTTCAGCGTCGCGGTCGCTGCATCGTCCATGCCATAGGTCGAGTTGGCCGCTGCGCTTTTCATCGCTTTGTCGAGGATGCCGGCTTCTTCTGACGTGTTGCCCATGGTCTGATTGACCAGCGTCATCGTTTTGTCGACTTCAGCGAATTTCTTCACGCCTATCGCTCCTGCAGCCGCAAGCGGTGCGGTCACATATGTCGACATGGTTCTGCCGGCTTTCTTCATCTGATCGCCAACCTGCTTGAACTGCTGGCCAAGAGCCTGCAGCTTCACATTTCCGACTTGGATCAGCTGCCTTTTGAATGCTTTCAGCTGCGACTCGGTTTCAATGATTTCGCGCTGCAGCTTCCGGTATTCTTCCGAGTTCTTGTCGACCTTGGCCGCATCCAGCTGCTTCTGCGCCTGCTTCAGCGAGTTCAGCTTCTCTTCTGTTTCTTTCACTTTCTGCGTCAGTAGAGTCTGTTTCTGCCTCCACAGATCTACGGATGTCGGATTGAATTTCAGCGCATTATTTACTTTTTTCAGTTCGTTCTGGGTATGCTTCAGATCTGACTCCACCTTCCTGATGGCTTTCTGGAGCGGCGTCGCATTTCCCCTGAATTCGATTGTTATTCCTTTGATGTTTCCGGCCATGTCCTTAACCTAAAAAAGCGTCGATCTCGGCCTGTGTGGCCATACGCCTCTTTCTTGCTTTCGGTCGCTTTGAGTCTTTTTCTATTTCAGGTTCAGACTCTTTGCGCCTTTCGTTGTATGCGATGCAATAATCGACGATGCGGCCGATCTGCATCGTTTTCATGTCCTCTAATGTCAGTCCTCTTTCGATTCCTGCAAGGATGATCGTATCGAGTCCAATACTGGCTGAAGTCTCGCTTTCAGATCCTTCAGCCTCTCCAAGTTTTTTGAGCTGATCATTCCGGATGTCATGAGCCTGAACACTTCCGGTATCACTTCTTCAACAGGGAATGTTTCGAAATCTCTTATCCATACCTCGATCGGATAGATATCGCCTTTTGCGCTTTTGGCCATTGACCATGTGATCTTCAGCAGATCGGCAAATTCGAGGCCGCTCATGTGAATCATCGCATTTGTCAGCGTGTCTCCGTCGAGAACCTTCAGAAGATCTTCCGCATCGATGTCTGTTGTTTTTCCGGTCTCTGCTATGATCCCGGAAACGACGTCCATTCCTGCCGCGAGCAGCGGCATGAGAGTCGGAATAATATCCTGCCCGAACTGATCTCTGTAGATCAGTGCCCAGCCGATGTTATTGTTCAGCAGAACGTTCTTGTCTCCTATCTTGATTAATTTGTCCATTGATTCCTCCTCTGGTTAAACAAAAAGCGCGAGGCCGTATGGCCTCACGCTCGTTTCTTAGCTTTCGCTGTCATCCGGAAGCGCTGGTGCTGGCGGATTGGTGAACAGCGTGTCATATCCGGAGTCTCCCGGATTGTATGTGACCTTGGTGATGCCGGTCGCATTGTCTCCGATGAATTTTGTCGACAGAGTCTCTGTATCAGGGACCTTGTTGTCCTCGATCGTTTTGTAGCTTCTGTTGATTGCTCCTAATGAGCCGCCGTAAAATATGCATCTGCGGGCCTGAACATCGCCCTGGATTTCGAAAGCCATATAAATTTTTGGCTTCTGTGCGCCCTTGATCTGTGCAAGACCGCCGTCTGCCAGCTGACGATATCCGAGGAAGTTCAGCTTGAACTGGTCATCAAACTTGGCCACTTCGAGATCGCCTTCATATACTCCGGTGCTATAGCTGGTATAGTACGGAATGTTGTCGGCATAAAAGTCCTCGCTATCTGTATTTTCTTCAGGGGAATAGCCCACGGCTCCCTTCTGGTGATATGGGCTTCCCATTGTGATTTCGCCCTGCGCATCTTCGGTCATAATGCCGATATACAGATCAGAGAACCCGAACAGAACTTTGTTTTTATCAGCCATGTCAGTTTCCTTTCGTGTTAATTCACATAGTAATAAACGACAAAGACATCCTCGTCATCGAGATATATGTCTTCGCTCCTTGTAAAGAGAAGCCCTGCAGAAAGCAGAGCTTCTTCGATCGCGGCTTCCGCCGTGCTGTCTTTTAGTTTGTAGTAATACTCGATCTGGTAGGTGTTGTTGTACCAGTAGCGCGTGTCGTCAGCTATCAGCTGATCCTGTCCGCTCTGGATGTATGCCAGATATGGAGGCTCTACCGGAGGCACATTCTCGCCTTGTTTGAAGTGAGAATATACACAAGGCAGTTTGGTCGTCTGCAGTATTTCAAATATGCTCATTTCCTTAACCTCGCTCTTACTCCAAGTTCAAACCTCTGGATCCCGGCATCCGCCGCTTTGCCGATGTGCGGGATCGCTCTGACTCTTCCGTATGTGCCGTACTGGTTGCGCGAAACGTGGCCATGCTCCAGCACATGCGTCAGCCCCGGAGACGTCCCGTTGTGAACAGTAAAGCTCACAAGGTTCCCCAGCTCTGTTTTTTTGACGCGCCAGCCTCTGGCATACTTTCCGCCGCCCTTGCCCTTCTTTCTCGGGCTCGATGACTTCAGCTGCCTGACTGTTAACTCGGCAGCTTCTTTCGCTGCAGCGTCACACGCTTTCTGTACTTCATCGCAATATTCTTCGAGCGCCATTGTGATCTCGGCTACAAGATTAATCGCCATTTCCGGTCCTTTCTTCGCATGTCAGCTCAATGCTGTCCGAGTTCGGGACCAGATATGCCCGCGTGATGTAGAGCTGGTGCTTCTTGCCTGTCCAGTCTATATATTCCGAATATTTCTCGCCATCATAGTCCATATAATGCGAGAGCGTGAATATGTATTCCGGATGCAGCCCTGCCTGCGCTGCCTGATAGAATTCAGAGCGGCCTGCTGAGCTTACCTGGCAAAAAACGGTCCTTTCCTTCGGATGCGGGATCACGTTTCCCTCTGCATCGGTCGTATAGGTCGTCTTCTTCAGTACCAGTACATCATCCATCATGATTCCTCACTTTCAGCGCTTTCCGATTCGTCGCTTCCCGGATCTCCTTCTTCAGGTTCCTGCGGCACTCCGGACAGCTTTTCAGAAAACAGTCTGTTGTTCATTTGCCATCGGAGCATCCTCGGCATTCCTTCTCCGGTCTTTCTCCGGTTCCAGATCCATCCAGCATATGAGACGACAAGATTGCCATCTTCAGTGCTTGATGTGAGTGTGATCCCTTCACGGCGGATAGCCGCCTGCGCCGAGTCTAAATATTCGACCAGGCGGCTGTCGTATGCGTTTGTTGTGATACCGAGATCGACCTTCAATGCTGTCAGCATTTCAATGTTATTCATCCCGGTCCCTCCTTAATCTTGTATTACTTCAATAATCTGAGCCTTTGTCTTTGACGAGGAGACCGTCTTGCCCTGCTCCGCAGCGTATGCCAGGAGCTGCGCTTTTGTCATGCTCATCAGGTCGACGGCCGGCTCCTCTGCCTCGCCTCTTAGGATTCCGATTCCTCTGGGTTTGCGGTATCCGGTGCGAATGTCATTGCGGCTGTCGGTGCGCTGTTAGCGATTCCTATGGCTACGAAACCTTCTGCGATTGCCGGCTTTCCGTCATATCTTGCAGTTCCTTTCATGACTGTCTGGTCATTCAGGAAGCGTACATGCTCGGATGTTGCAAACTTGTTGCCAGCTCTTTCTCCGAGCAGATACAGGTCGAAATAGCCGCCAATGATCACGTTATCAGGTACGAAGTCAAGGACTTCGATGATTCCACCTATTACCGGCATTCTGTCAAGTATTCCGGTAACGATGTTTCCGGCTGCATCAACAGATACGCACTTTGCTGCGAGTTTGGTGTAAGTTTTTTCGTTCATGACGAAGACTTTCTCGCCTCTGGAGTATTTGCCCTTTGCTGCGCCGAAATCTTCGACGATGGCTGCGATCAGCTGTGGCCCTGTCATGCCGGATCCATTGATTGCCAGCAGGTTTGTGGAATGCAGATCGACCCATGTTCTGCCTGTTTCCGGATAGTCTGCAGGCTGGCTTGTCTGAGCAAGTCTGGTGACTACGCCGAGAGGCATCCTTGTTCCTTTTCCGTAAAGGATAGCCTTATCGAGCGCCAGACCTATTGACTGGCCAAGTGCAACAACGATCTCTGCGAGGAGGTCGATATCACTGTCCTCAAGGTTCGCATTGCAGATCACATAGTATCCGCCAACCTTCCAGCAGTTGATCTCGGTATCATTGAATCCCATATCCAGCTCATTAAGGTTTGCGCAGCAGTCTGTCCATACAGCCTCCGGGATGGTTCCCATTACCGGCTGACGGCCTTCTCCACTGACCGCAACGACATTAACGTGCTTGTAGAGTTTTGAATACTCAAGGATGTTTTCTCTGAGAAGCGGAAGAATAACTTCTGGAATAAGCAGACCAACATTGCTGATCGTCCTTTTTTCTCTGATTCCGGATCTTACCTGAGTAAGAAATTCCTGCACATCGCTGCGCTCGACTATTTCATGCTGTTCTGCAGTGTTCATGTTTCTGAATACTTTTCTTGTCTTCATGTTCATTGCTCTTCTTTCCTTTCTTTCTTCTGGTTCCGGTTCCTGCGGAGCTGCAGGTGCCGGTTCGCCGGCTTTTTCGAGCTCGTCGAGCTCGGTCTCCAGCTTTCTGACCTCTTCATCGAGGTCTGTCTTTGCAGCTTCGTGTTCAGCTGTATCCTTTTCGAATGCGTCGATAGCCTCTCTGACTGTCGACTTCTCTTCTTCGGTCTCAGCTTCCTCGATGGCTGCTTCGAGCTCAGCGTTTCTCTTTTCGAATTCCGCATCCTTTCTCATCAGAGCTTCCAGTGCGGCCTTCTTGTCTCTGAGCTCCTTACTGATCATCAGTACTCTTAATGCCATTTGCTGACTCCTTTCAAACGTTCGCGCTGCTCTTCGCGCCATTTTTCGTTGCGGCGCTGGATAAGCTGCGCCTTGTCTTCTTTTCTTGCCTGCACGGATGTCTCCGCATAGGCCGGGAACGTGCATACACTGACCTCATAGAGCTTCACGCGCTTGATCGTCCAGTGAACGGATCCATCACCGAGGAAGTCGGTTTCCTCTTCGAGAATGTCAAAGCCAAATGAACACTGATTGACGTCTCCGCGTTCTACGCGGTGCCATAGGTTCATCGCATCCTGATCGTTCGGATTGATCAAGATCGAGCCCCACAGGCCCCGCTGGTCTTCATGCAGTTCCAGTGTTCCGGCAGTATTACGTCCGAGGACATACATCGTGTTGTGGTCTATGAGAGCGCGTATATCGTCGCCCAAAGCACCCGTGAACGCTCCGACAGCGATCGACTCGCTCATATCCGGTGCGATCTGATAGGTGCTATTAAAAACGGCGAAGTAGCCTTCGATGCGCTTCTCTTCGCCGTCTTCCCGCGTTTTGAATTCCGATGCGATTGACCGCATCTGTCTCATGGTTCTTGGATCATTCATTTTTCTTCTCCTTCCGCCTGCAGTTTTGTGCTGCATCCGTCTGGTAGTATTTGTTGCTGACTGCGCAGTAGCGCATAAAAAAACACGGCTTGCCCGTGTTCTTGCAGATTATCTTCCGGGATTTCCCTTCCACCCGGCATTCATTGCACAGCAAGGCCATTATTCGCCCTCCTGAATGAGTTTTTTCTGTTTGTTGGAATATTCCCAGCCAATGTAGTTTTCGAGCACTCTCAGCTCGGACAGGCCTTCTCTCGGGCTCATTCCGATGCGGCCTCTGACCTCGTTTCCGTCTACGAATCCACGGTCTGACAGAGATCCGAATACATCTGCGATCGTCTTGATATCCCAATTCATCAGACTGAGTATATTGAACTTCAGATACCACTTCGGATTCGTGATCAGCTTTTTCGTCAGCTCCTGCTCGATCTCTTCAGCGATGATCCGGACCGTATTCGTAACAAATGAGTTCCAGGCTGTCTGATTGTACTCTCCGACTCCCAGCACGAACGGCGGGACGCCGAGGATCGCCGCGACGGTCCTCTTGTCTATCTCGACGGAATCCGAGATCGCCAGATCCGCGAGAGACAGAGGCTTGATGGTCTCGACCTCAAACTGCTCTGCCGGAATGATCCACGGTTCGCCAGCTTCGGTGTTCTCGACATACTTTTCCGCGAGCTGCTTCCTTCCTTCCGGGCTGGAGAATTCATCTATCATCGAGTCGACCTTGACTATCACGCTCGGTTTGTACTTTGAGCTCATGAAGCCTTTTTTCGTGTAGCTTGCCTGCTTCAGGTTGTTCGCAACGTCCCGGAGAACCACCGTGATGCCTTTACCCTTGTACGGATAGTTCTTGTCAGGATTGTCAACGAAATGCAGCACATCATCCGGACGGTACGTCTGGCCATCGATCATGATCGTGTAGTCTCTCGAATACTGCACGTTGGATATGCACACACGGCTTGCCGGGATCGGCTCAAGATTTTCCAGAAAGCCTCGTCTGGTCTTCACCCTGACAACGGAATTGCCCCTGCCATACAGGAGAAGGTTCATGACGATAGCTTCCATCCATGTCCGGCGTGTCATGTATTTATTTGGCTCGATGTCTATTTTTCTGGACAGCTCATTGAAGATCCGCGTGTCTCCGCTGTCTCCGTTTTCCATCAGCATGATCGGCATGCTTGATATGAGAGACGCTATCTTCCTGCATCCGCCGAAGATCTCCGGATTGTCCGCGAGTGATGTATATCCCGGACACTTCAGGTCGTCTCCATCGTCGTCTGTGATAAGAAAGCCGATGGTCCCGATCGCGTTCTTGGCCGCGCTGCGCTTTTCTTCCAGTTCAGCGCTTCTTTTCTTTTTCTTCTTTTTGCTCATTATTTTCTCCGATCCACGATTCCGCTTTCTGCGTTCTCTCCATGTTTTCCAGAAGCTGGACCGTGCCGAATACCGATGCATCAAACAGGTCGATGCGCAGCTTGTCTCCCACCTTCTGGTATTGGATCATGTCGTCTGTCTTTTCTATTGCCTGCACGTTCTGGACGCAGTATTCATAAGCATCCGAATGTAGGTAATACAGAGCTCCGTCCTTCGCCTTTTTCTCGATATGCCGGAAGCCCTGGCTTTTAACGTAGTAATACTGAGGCTGGTCTACGACCTTGAAGCGCTTCTTCTTCATCTCCACGAAGAATTCCCTTGCGAATTTCTTGTCCTGACCTATCACATGGATCTTGAAGCCTTTTTTCTTCATCTGCTCGAACCAGCCAACGATGTCCGAATAGTTGACCGTCTCGCTGTTGCAGATCGTCAGCCATCCATCTTCCTGCCAGCCGAAAAGCGGGATCTTGTCTTCGTCCGCTTTTTTATATGCCTGCGCGACCGGGAAGAATGCATGTGTTATTATGATCAGCACGCCTTTGTATTCTCCGACCAACGCAGCAGCCGTCAGGTCGTGCATGCGCGACAAATCCGCGCCGCCGTACCACTTGACCGGAAGCCTCGCCAGTTCCTCGATGCTCCAGTTGTATTTTTTGTCGCTTTTCCTAAATTCTTCGATGTCGAAATATGCCTTCAAAGCTGATGTATAAATATTCAGGCTCTTTGCATAATACTCTTTGCGCTTCTGAGGATCGTTCTGTGCCTGCAGCGCATCATTCATCAGCTCCGCAGGAGAAACCGTCACGCCGTATGACAGATTGGCCTTCTGCTGCTGGATCGCGCTTGTATAGTCGACATTGCCTTTCTCATCCTGATCAGCACGCGCTATGAGCACGAACAGCGAATCATCGACGACAGTCCCGTTGACTACCTTGATCGCGTATTCCATATGCTGATACCCGAATGAGTTCGGATTGTCGCCGGCTGTCGTGATGCCGACGATATGCTTGTTTCGGTACGCCTTCTGCGCATCCTTGAACAGCGTGTATTGCTTCGCCTTCTTGTATGCAGCCATTTCGTCTGCAATAGCGAATGAGCAGTTGAATGAGTCCTGGCTGTCCGGATTCGACGCTAATGCGTTTATGTCCAGCATCCCGTCCGGCCTATCCTCTTCATCCCTGAATTTGTACTCGATGCGATGATTGAAGGAATTGTCCTGGATCCGCATATCAGGATCCTCATCGAGGCCGTGATATTCCATGTTGAACTTCAGGAATTCAAAAGCGACAAGCGTCTGCTTTAGTGCATTCGCGACCAGATATATCTTGCTGCCGGATCTCCGTCTCAGGATCCCAACAGCGAAAGCCAGCGCTGCATCGAAGCTCGTCTTGCCGTTTTTCCTCGCCACCATGATGAACGATTCTTTGTATCTTATGATCTCGGTGCCGGTGTAATACCAGCCGAGGATATTTACTACCGCGAATATCTGCCAGCGCTGCAGCCTGAACGGCTGGCCCATAAGCGGCATGCCGTTGATATCTTCGCCCTGTGCGTGTACGAAGAAGCCTTCGATGATAGCGCAGGCCATGTTCGGATCTCTCGCCCGGAGTTCTATGTCGTCGCGTTCCAGATCCGACATATACCGCTCTGCGGCCATCAGGATCTCTGCTCCGACAATCTCTTTTCCGCTTATGCAGTCTGCTGCGAATTCATAAGCGATCTTTGTATAGTCTTTTGCGATCATAGTTCATATCTGCACGGCTCCCTGAATATGTTCCGGATATACTGGCCTGCCACTCCGTTCTCGAAGGCTTTGTCGTCTGTCGATATGAATACCGCGTCTTTGTCCGGATGCCTGTCGAGGCCGGCGATCTTGCAGTCTTTCATTTGAGTGCCTTCGATGCAGTTATAGTTTCCATACAGGCTCCGGAACATAGGACAGTTCGGGAATTCGTCGAGCGTGGCCAGTGCTTTCTTTTTGTCGATAAGCATCGGAACATGCAGCGCGAAGTTTGTCGCCGGCAGGCCTCTCTTTCTCAGCTCCTTTGCCATAGCTCGGAGCTGCTTGGTATAGTTTGTCGGTCGCTGGTTGTGCCGGTCTTCTATGCTGACTATGTGCTCATATATAGACTCGCTGCACGGCGCCTCGATACCGTCTGTCCTCTGCATGATGAAGAAGTCGTCATTGAAGAGCCACCAGCGGTCTGTGATATCCGGATTCTCACAGATCTTCCGGATCATTGATGTCGTGTTTGTCCACTTGTTTGCTTTATCCTGAACAATATGGATCCATTCATCCGGCTGCAGATAGCTTGGACGGCCACCATAGAACCATATCTTCCGGAACGGGAAATTCTCGCAAACGGTCCGCAGGCTATAGCGCAGTTCCTCATTCATTGCTGTGTCTTTCACGAAGTAGACAATGTCATATACATCGGGCATGCTTTATCCCTCCAAGTTTTTCAGAATGTCGCCCAGGCTCGACTTTGGTTTGTTGCTTTTCATCGCCTTATCATCGATGGCCTTGAGCCCCTTCGGTGTAAGGCCGAGTTCTTTCCAGTAAATCAGCGCAGTATTGTTCATGTCGTCATATACCGCGAGGATCGGATTCTTCTCGACGTTTGTATATCCACCTTTGTTGGTGCGCATGACGATCGGATCTGCTCCGGAATCAATATAGTATTTTCTCACAGCGTCCCGGCTTTCGAGGATCTCCGAAAGCGAGGTGATCACGCTCTCGAAGTATGGCCTATATGTTCCTGCCTCCTGGCATGCTTTTTTGATTCTTCGCTTCCATGCTTCTTTCTTCATGGAGTGCCTTTCTGCCTGATCTGCTTCGGATTCTTTTGTCGAAAAAACGGCCTTGATACGAGTCGCTTTTAAAACCCTCTTCATTCGTGCAAGATCCTGCACGAAAAATGTATTTACATCATGTTCGCGTGCGCGTGAGGCCAATTTCCTGCAGGGCTTTTCCCCTTTTGCCAATTTTCGGGCCGTGTATATAAATGCC